CCTCCAGCACGATCTGCTGAAAGCGAGCCACGGTTACCCGAACCATGCCGCCGGGGGCCTGGGTGGAATGGCCGAACTCCAGCGGGATCGCATAGGGCAAGTTGTTGATGATGTAGGCCATCTGGCCGGCGGTGAAGTCGCTCATTGCAGCAACCAGCGCCGCAGTGGTTTCGGCGCCGCTCGGGTCCACCTCGTCAAAGGTGACGTTCTCGACCACGCCGAGCGAGATGTGCCAGTTCGCACGGAACCGGCCGCCGACATAGCCCTCTGGCGCCTTGATGTCCATGCCGTCGTTGAGCTTGCGGCCCTTCTTGAGCCTGCCGCCCTTCGTGAGGTTGGCCGGGTCACTGCGCAGTGCGGTGTTGTGATCGTTGACGGCCTTGTTGTACTGGGTGGCAACTGCGTTCTGCGCCCAGATCTCCGGGTTGCCCACGGGCGACATCCGGATCAGGCTGCTGCCGACCTCGATGATGATTTCACGCACGCTGCCATCGATGGCTTCGCTGGTCTGAGCAGCGAACTCGGCCAGGCTCAGGGCGAAGCTACCGGACTGTCCGGCGCCTGCCCGACTCACGACCGCACCTGCAGCTCATACAGGATCGGTGTACCGGCGGGATTTACCTCTTTCAGTGGCGGGACGATTGACCAGGTGCGGCCCTGAGCGACAACCTTGTCTAGCAAGCCCGGAACCCAGGCCATGCCCTGCGCAGCGATCTTGAGCTTCTTGTCGCCCTGCTTGATGAGGCTGTTGTTTTGAAATTCTTGGCCGGTGAAGTCGAGCAGGATGCCTTGGGCGGTTTGCTCAACGGTTGCGCCAGGTGCCTCGCCGCCTGTCTCAGGGTCATACTCCCCCGGCTGCGTCTTGCTGATGGTCACGGGTTGGCCGAACTCTGTGATCATCTCCAGAGCCATCACGGCCATTTCGTCGTAGAAGGCCATGGGGGCTCCGGATGTGAAAAGCCCAGCGCGATGGCTGGGCTTTTTGCTTTTGGACTCAAGTCAAAAGTGGGACATTTTCGACACATAAGCTTTGAGCGCTTCATCCGCAACTTGAACCGCACGCTTGGCGACTTCAAGATCCTGCGAGCTTCCAGAGAGCCCTGCGATAGCAGCTAGATAAGCCTGAGTCCAAAAAATTCGCTTTTCTTCTAAGTTCGGAGACATGTCATTACTTCCTGTAAATGGAAGCAGAACACTAGCACTACGCTCTCACAGCAAACAAGCCGCGCATTTGTAGGTAATCCGCAAACTGCGTGGCGCTCGGCCGGTCCGGCGCAGCAGGCAGCAACCGGTTACTGGTCGACGGGATCGCCGCATACTGCCGCGTCACCGCCCCTTCAACACGATCCAGCAGCACAGCGCCTTTGCGTTTCTCCACCGGGTCGATATCGTCCTGATGAATCTCAGCAGCCAAGGCCATTTGCCCATACTGAATCCGCGCCGGCAGGTAGTTGTTCGCCTTGATCTCCTGATCCAGCAGAACCTCCCGGCGCGGCCAGGACAAGGCCTGCTCGCTGCTGGTCTTGCGCCCCTTCCAGGTCATGCCATCCATCGCCAAGGCCGCCCGGCGAAGCAGCGCCTCTTGCGCAGGGGCATCGGCAGGAATGACCACACCAAACTTCACGGCGTACCGAGTCAAATCCTCGGCGCTCGCGTAGCTTTCGGCGTCAGGCTTGCCGGTGCCGTCCTCGATGATGAGTGTCATGCGTCAACTCGCTGGAATTGTTTGTAGATTGGCCGCCGGATCACCGACGCCCAGCAGTATTACTCCCTGGGCAGCTCAGCGACGAGCCTTTCCAGGGATTCTTTGGAGGCGTTTGCCCGATACTGGACCTTAGCCTCATCGAGCTTTGCTTTAAGCGCTGCGATTTCGTCGGCCTCATCAGCCGGGGGCGTGATGAAAGACTTCTTCAGCGCTTCAACCTCGCCATGCAGTGCGTCGACAGTCAAGGCCAGGCCATCACGTTCAGTGGTCAACTCATCAACCGAAGCATGGATGGTGCCCAGCACGTCAAACAAGCGCGACGCAAGGTCGCCGGACTCTGGACGATGGATTTCGCCAGCTTCCAGGCCGTCAACAAGGATCTGGATCGATCCATGCTCAGCACGCAAAGCCGCGATCACCTTTTCCAGTTCGGCTTGGTTGCCCGCACCAACAATCTGCGCCCGCTTGGCTTCCTTCACCGACACGTCGATGCCGGCTGCTTCGTACGCATTGACCACGCTCGGCCAATCGCCAATCACCAGCACGCTGGTCACACCCGCTTCGGGCTTATCGAAGTGTTCCGGATTGCGGTAACGCTTCTCCGGGTCGAAGCCGCTCAGCTGGTTGCTGTAAGTCAGTTCCATGTGTTTCTCCAAGGCGGCCATTGCTGACCGCGCGTTGAGTTTGAGGCTTAACCGCCAGTAACAGGAGGCGTTGCGGTCAGCGTAATCATCACGCCGGCGGTGACTTTGTTGCTGCCCGCATGCTTGACCCAGTTGGCAGCGGAGCCGACGGCAGCCAGGGTTGGGTTGGAACCGCCAGTGGTGGCTTTCCAGCTATAACCCAGCACATCGATATTCACGGTGCCTTCCGCGCGGTAGCCAATGCTCAGGTTTTCTTCGTCGTTCACTTCGTAGGAACGGAAGCCCGGCGCCTGCGACTCGGTGATGGTTACCGCGTTTGGCAGCAATCCGAAGATCACGTCCGCCGGCGCGGTATCGGTCACCAGTACAGGCTTGCCCAGAGTGCCAGGCAGGCCGCCGTAGATCACAACGCCAGCTTCTTCGTAGATCTTGTTGGTGATGGCTTCGTCGACGATGTCGAAGTAGGCACTGGAGTGCATGACCCACAGAGCGATACGGCCGAACTTGTCGCCGAACTTGCGCATGCCACGGGTCAGTGTCTTCTTGCCGTCGGTTTCGATGTTGGCCGAAACCACCATGTCAGCGTTGGAACCAATGGCAGCGCGCAGACCAGCGGTTGCGTACTGGATGAAGCCTTCCAGGGTCGCGTCTGCAACGTCGGCACCGACGATCTGGGAAAACTCCTCGACCGGACGACCGCGGCGCTTGAATGCCTCTTCGGTGGTCTGGTACGGGCCGTACTTCCATGGAGCTTTGACGCCAACAGCTTCGCCGGCGCTGATCTTCTTGGCAGTTACCTTGCCGTCAGAGTTGACGTCGCGGTGCTCCAGAGAGCCGTTCAGTTTGTAGAGGGCGCGCTTGCGGAAGTCGCCTTCGATCAGCTCGTTGTCGAGCACCATCGCGCCGTTGGACGATGCGTTGAATACATCCAAGTTGTCCTGGACACGCTCCAGGTATGCAGTTTGCGCCTCATCGTTGTAAATGATTAGGTCGCTGTTAACGGTTGTAGCCATGGGTCAATCCCCTTACTTGGGCAATGCGAGATATGCGGTTTGGCCGTGCTTGCGCTGAAAGTCGCGCTTCTGCTCGGAGGTCATTTCGGAGCGCTTGAATGCAGCCTTGCCGCCACCCCCGCCCGGGGCGAATGTCCCTGAAGCCCTTGGCCACAGATGAGGTGCGCTTTCGCGCAGAGATTCCGCCCATTCGAGCGGAGTCAAAGGGGTTTTGCCGTCTTTACCGAGGATGACCTGGCCGGATTCATCAACGGCGACTGCATCGCCATCTTCGTTAAGGGTGAACACGCCTTTGGCGCGCAGGATGATGTCGTCTGTTGCTTCCGGCAGAGCGCCGGCCTTCAATGCCGCACCACGCACCGAGTCACCCAGAACCTTGCCCTGGAACTTGGCAGCAAAGGATTCGGCCTTCTCGGCGCGCTCGCTGATGGCCTTCAGTTGCTTGTCGTAGTCACCGCGCAAACGCTCGGTGCGGCGATTGAACACCTCGTCCACTTTGCCCTCGGTCAGCAGCTTGGTTTCTTCGTCCTGGCCCGCGCGACTGAGCAGGCCTTTGACGGCGTCGATGTCGATGCCTTCAAACTGGGTTTCGAACTGGGTCAGCTTGGTGGAGGTGTCCTTCAGCTTTCCCAGCAGCTCTGTATTCTTGGTTTTCAGCCCGGTCACAGAGGCTTCAACGGCAGTCGCGATAGCGGCCTTGATTGCCGGGTTGTCCAGGTCGATTTCGTTTTCTTCTGCCACGTTGATGCACCCCTTGGGTATGTGTTGCCCACTTTGCAGGCATAAAAAAACCGCCGAAGCGGTGGGAATTTCAAAAATGGCCGTTAGGCTGTATGAGCTGCCCTAGAGAGCAGACCTCTTTAGCAACGGGAAAAAAGATGAGACGTGTATTTCGAATTAAGGCAAGCGACGACGCTATTGAAAAAAAACGGGCCTCCGAGGTCATATACGCAGCATTCATCACGGGTTTAGTCGCAGTAGCGGGAGCGGGACTCACATGGTTTGCCAGCAACGAATCAACTAAGCAGGCTGTAGCTCAGAGCTGTATCCAAAGAATCGACAATCAAGAAATGAAAATTAGAGAAAAAACCGAAGCCTTCCTGGGAAACATTGCAGATCTCATTAGTCGAGGGTCTAACAAGAAGCTCTCATTCGACGATTCGAGACCTGACGCAGAAAAAGTCATTCGCTCGGGATTTGAGTTAATTGCATATGCACCACCGGAAATGGGGCACTCAGCGCTAAAGGTGACAATTGCAGTCCAAGCGATGCTGAATGTAGAGAGCAAGTCAGATGTTGATCTGGTTGCACAGCAGAGCCAAAACGCAATGACCGAGTGGCCGAACCAATTCTTCAAGCTCATGGACGAATTCCGGGACCAGAAGGCTAAATGCCAACAGTGAAGCACTTATAAAAGCGACGCTCGCTCGAAAGCCAGCGGCTCCAGCCCCTTCATCTGCGCCAACGTAAGAGGCGCGAAATTTCGATCAAGCTGCAGCTCCGCAAAACGCTCAACACTCAGTCCACCCTCGCGGAACAGCTTTGCCCGCACCGGCCCGATTGCCACATCCTGAAACGACGCCGGCTGTTGCTGGAGCCAGTGGTAGTAATCCAGGCTTGCACTGACCTGCCCTGCCCCATCAGCCCCGACCGAAGCCCGGGTAGCGCCCTTGGCGAACATCTCGCTGAGCTTGGTCAGAAGGATGAAGGTGGTGCGGCAATTCGGGTGAAACGGTGGCCGAGGCCCTGAATCAACCGGGAACCGGCGTTTATCCATCGAACGGCATTGCTGACTGGTCTTGCTGTCCAGCGTGGCGACCATCTCGACTTCGGAAACGATGTCGGTATTGGCCTTGGCCACCTCCATCCGCGCCTGGGACGAAACATGCTGAATCGCGGTATGCACGACCGTGCCGGCATTGCGGTTGGTGGTAGCCAGGATGCCGTCTTTGTACCCTGCCGCCTTGATGCCGCGAATGTTGCGGATGATCTGGAAGTTCGTCTGCCCTTCGAAGAAGCCTTGCCTGATAGTACCAGTGACACGCTCACGCTCGGCGGCCGTCCAACCCTTGATGAAGGTCTTGAGCAGCTTCCCGCCACCGGTGCCGCGCACGCTAAGCGGGTTCGTCAGCACTGCACTCCGAATTGCCGCAGCTGTAGGAGCCACCACATCAAGCGTAACGCCCACTGGGGCCGACTTGGCCAAGCTTGTCGCTTCGAACTGCGCTTCGTAATTGGCGATGTCGATCAAGTCGAGGTTTAGCTGTGCGCTGTAGCGGTCGAAAATGCCCAGCAGCAGGCTATCCACTTCCTTGAGCAGCGCCTCCAGGCGCTTGGCGTTGTACTCGGTCAAATCCGACTGGGTCAGCCGGTCGCGAATGGAACGGTCAATCTCCTTGAGGAAGGGAGCGAACTTGCCCACCTCCCCCGCCTTCAGCTTTTCGAGGAAGACCGCGTGCCGGATCGTGGCATCAAGGATTGCTTGGTTTGCCGCCATTTGGTGTGTCCTCGTCGTCCAGGCCCAAGCCGTCACCCTGCTCTGCCAGCTCCCCATCGATCTGCAGGTCTGTGCGCTCTGGCGCAATCAGTCCAAGCTTGCGGAGGTACGCCCGAAGATCTGCTTTCGCAAAGCCGCCGTTCTGCCACAAGCCAACCAAGGCCGTGATCATCTGCGGATCAGCTGTGAGTTCGACAAACTCCTGATTCACTTGGTAGGCGACCTTGTTGTCAGCGATACCCATGTAGGCGCAGCACCACATGATTGCCCGGGTGTATGCCTCGCTGACGTTTGCAACACAGCCGGCCAGCACCGAAGTAGACGCCGATTGGTCGCCCCGGGCCTCTGTCGCCGTCTTAGACGACAGAGACGCAACGACCATCCGGGCGCCCAGTTCGATCATCATCTGGTTCTTGTCGGCCATGGCCTCTTTGACGAGCGTGTTTGGCAGTGGCTGCGCGTAGCCGAATTGGCCACCAGACGGCAGCATCATCGGCGCCCTGGAGCCGACATAGACGCCGTTCTTCTCCATCCAGTCGCGCCATTGCTCGTCCAAGCCAGAGATCCACGGCTGAGCCTGTCCACACCAGAAGACGCTGTCTTCGTAGTCGGCACTGTTCCGGTAATGCCCAAGGTTGATCATGGCAATGTCGTAGAGCGGCGACTCATCAATGCTTGGGTCGTTGTTCTGCGCGCCGACGAAGGTGAATGGGATCTCCTTGAGGCGCCCCGTGACGCCTTCCGGCCTGAACTCTTCGATGACCGCCAGCGGTCCGCCACCTTTCGGACCGGACCTACGCCAGACGCGGCACACAAAACCGTCATCCTCCAGCGCCAGTTCCCGGTACTGCTCAGCCATCTTGTAGCCGAAGCCATCAGGAATTTCCGGAGACTCGCGCAGCACTACCAGCGTCAATACGCTATGGCCGTTCACCATACCGGTACGCCAGTTGATGATGTCCTCGGCGCAGTAGGAAAGGATCACCGAGTGACCGCCGATGCCGTCGTCCTGGTGATAGTCGACGTACAGACCGTGGCGACCAGCCTCAAGCACCTTTTCAAGCGCGCCCTGTGAGTGCTGGTAGATGCTCACCCCGGAACCGTTTGCATTGTCCTGCAGGTACTCCAACTTCTTGGGTACAGTGAGCGTCGGATCTTTATGAAAGGCCAGGCCTAGCAGCCCGTTACGGGTGTGCCCGGTGGCGTTCTTGAACACCGCCCTCTCGCGGTAAGCACGGTTCCGGTCTTCGTTCTCCGGAGACTTGTCGTGTGCATTGATGTACGGCAGCCGATCGACAACCCGGTGCTGGCCCGCGCAGACGTCGCGAACGGTTGCCCAGCGGTCCAGCACTGCCGTGTATTCCGCCCGCTTGAAGGAGACGTCGTTGCTCATCGGGCGTATCCCATTTTGATAGCGGTGACCGGTTTGATGATCGGGTACTCGCGGTGGATGAAGTAGCCGCCGGCGTCGTTCGCGTGATCGATGCCGGCAGTCTTGTCTGGCTCCCCGTTCGCGCCCCACACCTGCTGCTCCAGGCCGTCGGCGTAGGTCGGGCAGGTGAATGGATTGATCAGGTAGCGGCGCTCGCCCTGCGCATTGCAGAAGACGGCGTTCATTGCGTTGATTCGGTCCTTCACCGGCGGGTTTGCCGCTGGAGCGATTACCGCGAACCCGGCCTGCCTTAGCATGGCCAGGTCGGTAATGCTGGCGTTCACAGACTTGCGAGAATCGCCCGAGGCGTCCGGGTAGATCCTGATCTCGCACGTCTTCTTGAAGTCGTTGCCGTCGTGCTGCCAGTAGCGCTCTTTGATCCGGCGGATCATGTCGGGCGTGTCATAGCCGTCGATCAGCTCATCTACAGCCCTGGGCAACCCCTGGTCGCGCTTAACGTGGGTAATCGCCGCCATCCTGCCGACGTTGAAGTCCATGCCGATAAAGAGAGGCTCGCCGGGCTGCACGGTATCGAAGCACCCATTGAGCTTTCGGTCGTAGGCCGTGTAGATCGTCCCTGACGTCAGGTTGACGAACTGACCCTTGAGGTACGCCATGATCAGCTGCGGCGGGTACGACTCCATCAGGGAGGCGATGTAGTCATCCGGCAAGTTCAGCTCGTTGTCGAACGTGCTGGCCTGCACCAAGCCATACATCTCCTTGAGCGACGGCTTGTCGCGCAGCTGCTTCACGAACTGCAGGAAGACGAACTTAAAGCCTTCCGGCGTAGTGGTGACGTCCACCCCGTTCTTCAGCCCGGACAGGTTGTAGCGCATCCGGGCGATGATCTTGCGCCAGGCCTGCTGCGCCTTGACGGCGGTAAGCACGTCCAGCTCATCCACCAGCGCATGACCGATCTTGAAGCCGACAATCGTCTGCGGCTTCTCCATTGACCGGCAGATCACAGTGCCGCGGTACTGCCGGCCGCTGTAGATGTGAACTTCGTGGTTCGCCTGGTTGATCTTGGTCTTCAGCCCCCAGTCGTAGGCCACCTCATCCATCGTCGGATAGAAGATGTCCCGGATCTGCGGGTAAGTCGGTGCGAAGTAGCCAGCGTTGACGCCGGGCCACTCCATAAAGTGTTTGCTCAGTGCCGAACAGCCCACCCAGGTCTTGCCTGAGCCGAACCCGGCAACGAACGCACGGAATTTGTGGGGTAGCGTGAGGAACTGAGCCTGCGGAACGTTAAGGCTCGGCATTCGGCTTCCTCGCATCCACCACGTCGACCTGGATGCGGGTCGGGATCACCGGCTCGTCGCCAACCTCTTCCTTCCGTGTCCGGTTGACGTAGATGTCGCCGCACTCTTTGGCAGCCTGCTCCAGTAGCTGGGCAGTCAGCGCCATATTCTTCATGCCTTCGGCTTTCTCAGCCATGCGGCTCAGGGCGCGCAGTCGGAAGGCTCGATTGGCGATCGGAATGTCTTCAGTCTCTTCGCGGAACCGCTTGCGGCTCTCACGAAACATCGTTGCCCACTTCTCGCCCAGCGCCTTGCCGGCTGCCTTTGTTGGATCGTGTGATTCGCATTGCTGACGCGTGACAACAACGTTGAATTCTTTTAAGACGGCCTCAACCACCTGAGAAGGTGTGTCAAAGCACGCGAGAGCCTGAACAATAAAGGCTTTCACCTCACTTCGAAGAGCTGCCATTGGCGATCATCCGTCTTAACCTGTCTAAAATCAGGCCGACTTGAGCAGACAGGTTCCGCAGGCCCTCGCAATGTTCAATTTCCCCACCTCAGCAGGACTGTTTGCAGCATCAGATGTGCGCCCACGACTTGCGGCGAACCACATCAAGGGCCGTTCTCTTATGGATGCCGTAGAGCTCAGCAAGAGTTTCAACATCAACGCCTGATGTTGAGTGAAGCGCGCGCATTTCCAGCACCTCACCCTCTTTCAGTTTGGCTTGTCCGTTAGACTCGCCCTTTGCCGTCTGCAACCCATGCTCATAGGAATGGTGTTGATTGTCCGAAGACGTAACCCATTCCAAGTTGAAGACGGCTGCGTTTCCCCTGTCGGCGTCAATATGATTAACCTCAGCGCCATGAAACGGCGGCTCACCCAGAAATGCGATCGCTACGAGCCGATGAACAAGCTCAGTGCGTCTGCCTCCCGGGTAGCAGAGATCGACACTCAGGTATGGTCGAGCCTTACTGCGGCCAGGTGTCTTTAAGATTGTGCCTGCCTTCGCGCACGTCCTGGTCGTGAGGCGCTTGATTCGACCCAGGTTGCTTACCGCGTAGTCCGGGTAGTTTTGAATCGTCTTCCACTGCTCTTCCACTACACAGCCCTCATCAAGCAGGTACCGCAAGCACTCGCTATAGAGGCGCGGTTAACGGATGGTGCTTGTTTGGCCGCTTCGACCATTCGGGCAACATCGCTATCTGGCGCGCCAACGCCATATCGCTCAACGATGGCAACGAACTCGTTGACGTCGTGGCCGCGCATCTCCAGCTTCGGCGCCCCGTCCTTCGTGAAGGCTGGCTGGCCGTACTTATCGTTGGCATGTGCAATGTGATAAAGCTCATGCTCAATCAAGGCACAGAAGTCGGCGTCGTTGCACTGGGCGCAGTAGTCAGCAGCAAGCGTGATGATGAAGGCCGGCACGTCGCCGAACCAATCACGCATCTGCTGCTCCATCCGGGCCTTCTGCCAACCGCCGGCGCGGAACGCTACCTGTTCGGCTTGGCCCAGGACTGTTCTGCCCTGTTTCTCGAAACTCGATGAAGCCCACATGACCCGGATGTCTGTATCCAGTAGGTGGGCATGGTCTCCGTTGTGGAGGCTGCCGGTATCGGAAAGGATCTCGGCTTGGAGCCATTCCCAAACCTCTGTGGCTGGAGTCAGGCGAATACCGACGTCGGATAGCTCCGATAGCTCAATCAGTGATGCGGGAGGCATCGGTCTGTTCATTGATCACCTGATCTTTGAAGCGACAGCACATTTAATTCAGACCGGAAAACGGTACGAATACAGCACTCAGGAGTGAATTAAGCGTGGAGGATAGGTAGCTCATTCATTACAGGCGATACGCATGAGCTACACAGAGACAATATCGAAGGCGCTTCTTGTCATCTTGATTGGACTTTACCTAACGGGGCGACTCACACCGAAAACAGTGCTGATATTTGTGCTAGGAGGCGTCACCCTATGGCAAATATTTAAAACCTAACAACAATGCAGCCCGGCCCGGTAAGCGCGTTCGATTGCCTCCCAGCCGGGTTGCTTGGTTGTCATGTGAACTCCGAATACAAAAAGCCCCGCACTTGGCGGGGCTCCACTTACTTTTTGCTTAGACTCGACCGCGATACGCTTCGTCCACCGGCTTCAATACAGCTACATCGAAAACATCTTGCTGCTTCGTCTTACCGTCGAACCAGACGCAAAGCGCCCCGTCTTCGATGCCTTTCATTTCCCAGTTACCGAGGGTCTGCACGGTCATGCTTGGCCCGCCACTTTTCAACTGAACCACATCACCCTTCTCAATAGCCATAACCATCTCCTTGTTTGTGGAGGCTGGATAGTGCATCGGAAAGCGTGCGTCAACAAGTGGGCGGTTTCAGCACAAAGCCCGATCATCTGAATGACTGAGCACCTAAGCTAGCTTGACGAGAGCGGCTCTATATACCGCTCCGCTAGACGAGTGTCGCGACACAATTTGCTGATTCGACGAAAGGTACCTCGACTTACTTTCCTCGACGCTCGACACCACCATGTGCCTTATCGCAGTGCAGGCAATGCTCGCAGTTCAGCGTCCGGCACAGCCAGGCTTTAACCGGCTGCCAGTACGTGACCATGAAGATGTGGCGAGCACCAGCCAGGGCTAGGGCGACATGCAACGTCAGGCCGGCAGTGGTCGGGCCGAAGAAGATGTTCTGGCTGCGTACCATCACAACGAAACCGGTGATGGCGATCGTCGAGTAGATCAGCTTCCCGAGAATGCCGTCCCTCACCTTCCCGCTCAGTACGCACCAGGCCGCCCACAGCGCGATAAGGCCGCAGGCGATGGAGTTGATCAGTTCAAGATTCATGGGTTGCCTCCCCCGAACCGCTGGCGGATAAGCGCCCAGAGGTCAGCGGCTTTGATGGCTCGGTTGATTGCTGCCAGGAGGGAACCGCCGAACGTGCCCAGCAAGAAACCAATGCCGGCGACGATCTTGGGCTCAGTGACATTCAGGTACGCGCTTACCATGCTCGTCAGGTACAGCGAGCAGGCAACCCCGGTGATCAAGAACACCATCCAAGCGCGCCAGTCGGACAAATCGTCCTTGTGCCACCAGCTCGCAACGACAGCCCCAATCAGGCCCGCAATCAGCAATTCGAACCTGTCGATCTTGTCGAGCAGGCGCTGTAGATACTCCATGCGCTCGACTCCGTGGGGCATGATGGAAATAGGTCAGCCCCGGCGGCACTCCCTGCTCAGTGCGAAGGGTGTGGCGGGGCCGAAAACAAAAAAACGTTGATTGATTTCGAGGCCCTGAATATGAAAACGTTAGCCCGCCACCCGGCATACTGCGTTGTGGCATTGGCTCGATTCAGGCAGGTAATTACAAGGATGATGCTATGACGAAAAGAAACATCAAACTTCTATCATTAACCTTATTGGTTTGCGTCGCGACAATCGCAAACGCGGAGTCGCCAGATGCCTCACCCGAGGCCGAAACGCTGTATTTCAAGGCACTCCCTTACCTTGATAAAATTGACGAAATTGATAACGAAATTTTCAATATTCGGGATCAATTACCCAATGAGGAAAAGTTTCCCGAAAAGAAAAAAGAAGAACTCATAAATAAACTACGCACTCTAGTGGCGGAGGCCGTCCCCCTACTCAAGCGCTCAGCCGCTGATGGAAATCCAGCCGCACAATACCGGCTCGCTCGGCTCGCTATAGGCATTGAACCCAGAGAGCAAGCTGTAGGTCAGGTCTGCTCTTTATTGAAATCTAGCCTGACACAAGGGTTCGCCCCAGCAGGTATGCAGATGATCAGCTACTGCTTCGACGATGTAAAAACAGCCGAGTTTCGATCTTTGATTGACGCCTTACCTGAAAATACAACTTCGCAAAGCAAGTACTATCCGCAGCCAATGCTTATGCCTAGCTGCGATAGGGATAGTGATTCCAGGAGAAAAAATGCAATTGCATCTCTCAATGAAAAAGCTATTCGAGCCGAGCTTTACATGAGTCTATCAACTCAAATTTCAGGTCAGAACCTTAAGCAGGAAAAGATCCGCTATCTTCAAAAAGCAGCTAACTATGGATGCAGACGCGCTATAGAGCGCCTAAAACTGATAGATGACGTTCGGGACGCCAATGTTGTTCCGTAGGGCTGCATTACCGGCTTATCAGTGTCCAGGACTTCCCGAGGGCTGTCCTGGCCACAAGTGAAACTCAGGCAAAAAAAACCCGGCGCAGTGGCCGGGCTTCGAAGTGGTCGTGCGCTGGAGGTAAGTTGCGCAGTGTGGGAAAGGTACATCAAATTCCCCACCATAGCAACAACTTTATGCCGCATCCTCTGAGTTTTCCGCGTGTATCACCTGCCACACCGGCTCTTGAGCCTGAATATCCACTTCCTCGATGGCTTTTCGAAGGAAATTCCAGATATCGAGCCAGTCACGATCCCAGTGCTTGGGCTCAATGGTGACCCCATACAGCTTCATCATGGCGTCAGACACTCGGGCTGGTCCCCACGGGTCACCGCCGCTCACCTCTACCTTGTAGGACTGCAGGGCGCAGGTGATCAGGCAATGAACCTTAGCTGCCTTGGCGTCGGTGAGAGCACCAAAGTCCGTATCCGACCAAATCAGCTTTTCGGCGTTGAGCATGTGCACGACTGTCATACACGGGTGGTAGAGGTAGTGGCCCAACTGCTGCACCTGGAACGGCAGCGACTCGATTGCCTTCTGTACCTTCCCCATAGTGAGAAGGTGAGCTGCGCGATGTGTGGAGCGGCCAATCGGTGCGCGTCGCGTTTCAGCAATACTGATCTTCTGGCGCACAGCCATGATGCGCTCTTCCTTGTCCTCGCCCTGGGCAGCGAAGATGATCTCCCGGAGTGCTGCCTTTTCCTTCCTGACTACGGTTGCGGACTTGGCCCGATCAGCCGCCGCGGCACTGATTGAGGCGCTAGATTCGTGCTGCGCATCAGCCCACGCTTGACGTGCGTTGATCAGTTTCATGCTGCCTGCCCCTTCTTCAGTTCTCTGGTCATTGCTCGGTATTTGGCCTTGATGGCCTTGATCTCTTCCACGGTGTACTTGCAAGCCGGGTGAAGGCCTTCCAGCCAAGACACCTTCTCGGCGCCGATGCGCCGGACTAGGCGAATGCGGTACTCCACGGCGTTGCCGGAAAGGTTGCGATTGCACTTCACACACTGGCGGTGGATGTTCAGCGGCTCGAAGCGCAGCTCCGGGCAGGCGCCGACGGATCGGTAGTGCCCGGCATCCCACCGGCTGCCGGTCATGAGGTCGTTGTCGTTCGGCGTCGAGTCGCAGCTGATGCACGGTAGGTGAGCGTCACGCAGGCGCACGTACTCGTTCACAGCGGCCTGGGCTTCACGCAGGTGGTCCGCCCTGCTCTTCAGCTTCTCCTTGCGGACCTTGATCTCGGCGCGCTCGATCTGGTCCAGGGCCTTGCGAGCCTTCGGCGCGTGGCGCGGCCCGTCGACGAGTGCGCACTTCGGACTGCATACGGCCTGGCCCAGGCGCGCAGGCACGAATGAGGCCCTGCACGTTGCGACACGGCACCTCTTTGGCTTGGGTGGCTTGCGCTCAATCGTCATGCAGCCTCCTTGAATGCTTCAAACTCTGCCATTTCGGTCAGGCGCTCTTCCGTGAGCGTCGGCCATTCATGCAGCACCAGGTACGCGCAGCACTGGCGCCAGAAGTCTTGGAATGTCTCCTCCCCCATTGAGTCGTAGGAAAGGCTGCGGGGGATCTTGCGGGTGAGCTGGCCCAGGCCAGGGATGTCGAACAATTCCTCGTCGCAGTACACGCCCGACTCCAACTGCAGGGCCTTGATCGCATCATGCGATTGCTTCCCGGAAAACCGATCGATGTTCTGGCTCAGCACCCGGCCCAGGCCGTGGACCAAGCCGTTGAACCGTGGGTTGCGTGGCTGCTTGAGGTCGGCGCGGATCTTCGTGTTGATCCGGAAATCCCGCTCCCGCAGGATCGACCGGTCTGCGTCGGAGGACGGCACGAACGCGGCCACGTCCTTGCCGGTGGCGGGATCTACAAGGCGGCGCAGAACCAGGTATACGGGCATTGGGCGAGGTTTTGCTGACTTGGTCATTGCGCCGCCCTCTTCGCTTCCAAATCTTGGGCCTGCTTGATCAGCAGAGCCCTGCGATCCGCCAACTCATTTGCCGCATCAATCCGCATTTCGGTTTTCCGCTCAGCACTGGCCTTCCGCATTTCCATCATCGAGTTCTTCACCAGCTCCAGCTTCTCGCGGACCACCGGCTCTGGCCGGGTGACGTTGCCAGTGAGCAGACCGGCGATAGCGCGTCCGTCTTCGGTGACAGGCTCGACATTAAGGTCTGCTAGGTACTTCTGGCCGTGCTCACGAGGAATGCGCTTCAGCTCCATCGCCTTGGTCACAGCCTGGATACGGCGGTTGGCGTCGAAGCCTACGGATACGTGCCAGTTGACTGGCTTCGCGTCCTCGCGGGACTGACCCACGAACCGCTGGTAGGCGTCGATGAACGCCATGCGCGCACCGATTTTGTCGCCGCCATCCAAGATGGGTTTCGCAGCGGCCAG